TGTGGATATATCATACTGTCCATTCTGTGGATGTGAATGTGATGACTGGAGAGACAATGAAGATGGCGAAGGATACGGGTGAAATGGACTTATGAGGGAGAGGAATTTATTTCCGAAATGGTGGGTGAGTATTATGGTTTTGTATATCGTATTACTAACTTACGGAATGGACATGATTACGTGGGTAGAAAATACTTTAAAGCTAAGCGGAAATTAAAGCCACTCAAGGGAAGGAAGAATAAAAGAATCAGAATAGTAGAAACCGATTGGCAAGACTACTGGGGTTCTTCCGACAGATTAAAAAAAGATATTGAGTTACTAGGCAAGGAAAACTTTAAAAGAGAAATCATACACTTGTGTAAGTCAAGGGGTGAAACAAATTACATGGAGGCCCATTTCCAATTCAAGGAACAGGTCCTCTTACGTGAAGATAATTATAATGGCATAATCGCTATCAAGCTAGGATATCGAGGATTGCAAGACGTGGAGATAGATGATGGTATTGATTGATTTTAATGGTATAGGTATTGGTTCTGTAATGGGACAGTTAGGCAGGGGAGTTACTTTATCTGATGGCCTTATTAAACATGTTATTCTAAATAATATTAGGATCTATAGAAATAAGTTTCCCAAAGAAGAATACGGGAGATTAGTTATTTGTTGTGACTCATATAACAACTGGAGAAAGGAAGTATATCCAGAATATAAAGCTAGAAGAAAGAAGACTAGAGATACTGATAAATTTGATTGGACAGAAATATTTAGACTAATTGATATCACCAAAGAAGATATCCGGAACAACTTTCCATATCCAGTGATTGAAGTTAATCGTGCTGAGGCAGATGATATCATAGGGGCACTGACTGTATTTGGAACTAGACCATTGCTAGGGGAGAAGGTTGCTATCGTATCAGCAGATAAAGATTTTATCCAGTTGCATAGACACGGAGATGTTATTCAATGGTCCCCTCTATTTAACAAGTGGGTTAAGGAAGACGATCCAACTCAATATATCTTTGAACACATTCTTAAGGGCGACTCCGGAGATGGAGTGCCAAATATTCTTTCACCTGATAATTCATTCACTGATAGTATTAGACAAAAGCCTATGACGAAGAAGAGAATGGCTGAGATAAAAGAGAATATGCACCAAGATAAAATGGGCCTAGATAATACTATATTCAAAAACTTTGTTAGGAATACAACCATGATACATCTAGACAGAACACCAGAAGATTTAAAAGAAGAATCGATTAGACAATTTGAAAATTATAAATACCCTAATAAAGGAAATGTATTAACTTATTTGATAGAGAACGATATGAAAATGTTAATTGAATGTGCGGGGGAATTCTAATGGAAATATGGGAAGTCTTAGCCGCAGTAGATAAACAAAAGTCAAGGGCCGGTAAAGCTAAGGTCTTAATGGATAATGACACAGTAGCTTTAAGAAGTGTGATGAGAATTAATTTTGATCCCGATCTTATAATCTATGTATCTGATGATTTAGAATGGACACCTGCTCCTCATTCTGGATGCTGGTACACAACTCTTAAAAACGAAACTAGAAACCTTGTTCCATTAGTCAGGAAAGGTGCAATGCCTCAAGAGCGGGCAGACTATAAATTTATTTCTATCCTAGAATCAATGGATCCCAGAGATGCTAATATATTAATGAAGGCCAAGGACAAGAAACTTAAAGTCAATGGCCTTACCCTTAGGTTAGCAGAAGAGATCTGGGGTCGTAGGATATTTAACTAATGCCAACATACGATTTTTTAAATACCGAGACAGGTAAAATCTGGACTGCAACAATGCCGTATGATGACAAGGAAGCCTACATGAAAGAAAACAACTGTAGAGCTTATTTTAAAACAACCCCGACATTAATATCTTCTGTAGGCGATGTATGGTCTAAGACAGATGAGGGCTTTAAGCGAAGAATGAAGGGGATTCACAAAACTGGTGGGAGTCAATCAAAACTTGAATAGAAAACAAAAGAAAGTAAGACTAGAAGATTTGCCAAACCTTGAGCCGAGAAATTCAAATCAGCGACGAGCTATAGAATCATTTGATCATAAAAATTTGATACTATCAGGATTCGCCGGAACAGGAAAAACATACTTGGCTTTATCATTGGGATTAGAAGCTGTACTTGACAAATCTACTCCGTACTTAGATATGATTATCGTTAGATCAATTGTACCAACAAGGGATATCGGATTCTTGCCCGGTGATGAGCAAGAAAAGAAAGATGCTTATACTGGACCATATCGATCGATATTCCAGGAGTTATTTAATTGCTTAACCGCATGGGATAACTTAATGTCTAATAATTTATTACACTTCGAGAGCACTTCATTCATACGCGGTATAACATATAACAATGCTATTATAGTAGTTGATGAAATGCAGAACCTAAACTACCATGAACTATGTTCTATTATTACTAGGGTTGGCAAACACTGTAAGATCATATTCTCAGGCGACTTCCATCAATCTGATTTCAAACAAGATAAAGAGAAGAATGGCCTTAAAGATTTCTTAATGATTATGGACATGATGCCAAATCATTTTGAAGTAGTTAACTTTGGTGTAGAAGATATTGTCAGATCAGGATTAGTAAAAGACTTCTTAATTTGTGAAAGCAAATTTAAAGATGCTAACAAATAAACAAAAGTTCGAAGGCCTAATATACACCTTCAGAGATAGAATGGATTTTGTCCATTACATGGGCGGGTGCGGCGGCGAATACCTGATGTGTGTTATATCAAACCTATCTGACGATTATCCATCAGTAGCAATGGAAGGACAATTCCAAGATAGTAATAGTATTACTGTCAATAGGTGGAGATATACCTCCGGGAAATATGATCCGTTCAAAGGATTCTTTCTATCAGTATCTAAGAAAGCTAAACACAATTGGCTATATAATTCTGGAATTCAATTTGATACTGTAGAAAAACTGTCCGATTTATTTTTAGAGATGTATAATGAAGATCAACAGAATGATCTCATTAGGGATGTCACGACCCATTTTGATTTACATAAAAGAATGCTAATTAGAAGTCATGGTCATTTTATTGGATTTGCAAATATTTTCCCACTGACTTTAATAAGAAATATTACAATAATACCAGAATCACATATATGGTATAAGTATATTAAGTTGTTGGTCATGATTAAAATAAATTTGGTTCCGTTTGAAGTAGTACCAAAGACAAAGGAAAGCACTATTTTATTAAATAACTTTGTTTGGCCTAGCTGGGGTTTAGCTAAGAGAGTTTATGGGGAAGATAATATTATCCCAAAGTTGGATTATAAAGAAAGAGTTGATTGTCTATTAGAGGGGTGTTCTGTAATCTACAGTCATAGTATTATAGGTTTAATAGATCCATTAGCCTTAGGCTATAAAATGAGCTATGATAGATCATTAAAGAAAGTGCTATCGGTAAATCCAGTTACATTTAATAGTAAGGATTATTTATGGAATAGAACCCCGGTTGGAAAGGTTACCCAAGAATTACAATTTAGATCAGAAAGTATTAAAAAATGGGAGAGATGTAAACCGATAGTAGCATCAGTTAGAGGGGAAGCCCATAGAAAGTTTATAGGATTAAATGAATTTTTATTTGGCGATGCAGCAGCTACTATATTTAACATTGACCCGGATGCTTATACAGAGGCTATACTTAAGTGGCATAATAAAAATATTGAATTGATTCAGGATTTACAAGAAGAGATTGGTGTTCATTTTATAGACGAGGAGTGTAGACAGGTATGGAGAGTAAAGTAGTCAATCTCCTTAGGGAGAATAAGGATAGGATAGATATAATATCGAATGAAGCTGGGGCTGCTGGCGAATATATGGCTACTATAATCTGTGAGATGAGCAACGAGTACCAGGACTTAAAAGACGATGGACTTAAAAGATGGAATGATACTAACCGATGGGCATTCCCAGATACTATTTTGGAAAACTTAATATTACAATTGGGTATGTATACAATGGCAAACAATGCAGCCTTTAATACATGGGAAGAGATTGATAGATGGATAGTAAAAAAATATAGTCAAGAACATATATCAAGACTAGGGATCCAACTAGAATTCGCCTTAAAAGAATATCCCCGACTTCTATTCAGAACCCACGGACTATTCATGGGAGGAGAAAATCTATTTAATCATTCTAGGAAAATAAATATTTGGGGCAAGTCTACTAAATGGAGAGTATATATTAGACAGCTAACCAATATAAAAATATTTGCATATAAGTATAAGCATGTTGATATCAAGGGAATAGAAAAACAGTTTAATATATTAAAGAAATTCTTTTCTCCAATGATTGATGATGAGACGTTCTTTGCAAGACTTAAAAAATTAAAAGATTCAGGAGTAGATATTAATGCTCATAGTATTATTGGAATGACGAGCCCTGATAAAATGTTTAGATTTGGTGATAGAAGTAAATATAGTCATGAAGAAATGCTTAACTCAGTTTTGTCTGTTGATCCAATTGAATTTAATACCTTAGATCACTTCTGGAATAAAACCATTAGAGGTGAGGAAGCATTAGAATTACATAATGCAGTTGACACAGGTCATTACAGGAAATTGCAAGAAGCTAATAGTTATATTTGCTTGCATGAAGCATTGTATACATATGCAGTCTCAGATTTATATAAGGTAGATCGAAATGAATTCCGTGAAAGAGTTATGTCATGGCATAAAAAAAATATGGATCTGATAAAAGAATCTGAGAAATATTTAGGAAAACCATTATTAAATCCTAATTGGGATATGACTTCAAAATAACCCTTTACTTTTGACTGAAACTATGGTATAATAGTCATATGTTTAAACATAAAAAAATAAACTTAGGTTATGCAGATTTAGGATGTATAACAAAGCCCTCTGGCCGTAAGTATACCACCCCAGAGAATAATGAATACCCTTCAATAACAACAGTCCTGTCTATCAGATCTAAAAAATCAATAGATGCATGGAGAAAAAGAGTTGGGGAAGAAGAAGCTAATAAGATATCATACCGTGCGTCGACTAGAGGCACAGCAGTTCATGAGGTATGTGAGAGGTATGTTAACAACGAGGAAAATTATAGTAGAGGTATGATGCCGAATATCATCGGCGACTTTATTCCTATCAAGGATATACTAGACGACCGTCTAGGAACAGTATACGGACAAGAACTCCCATTGTATTCAGATCACCTAGGGGTAGCTGGTAGGGTAGACTGTGT